GGCTGCCGTGATTTTCTCGGCAATCTGCACAATCGTTTGGGCATCGGTGGCAGTTCTGCTGCTTCTGGTCATCGGTGACAAGCTGCTCGAGCTCGTCAGCGACTGGATGAGGGAACGCGAATGCTAACCGCATTTAGCCGCATCGACTGCCCGAGCTGCGACGGTGACGGGTATCACGGCGACCCCGAGTACGGGAACGCGAGGAACTGCCGGCGCTGCAATGGCCGCGGCACCTTGCTGGTGAGCGACCTGACCGACGACGAGCAGGACGAGCTGGAGATTGAGCCGGAAGAGGAGGGCGAGGAATGAACCGCGATGACATCATCCGCTTTGGCGAACAGGCCGACGAGGTTGCCGACCGAAAGATTAGGATGCGTGGCGAGTTCCATCCTGAATGGCACGAGGTTCGAGATGAAGCCTTCGCCGCCCTTGTAGCTGCTGCGGAGCGAGAGGCAGCAATCAGCAAGATTGAGAACGAGACTTGTCACGCTGAAATCAACAATCTGCGCCTTGCTCCACTATTCGGACAACGGCATGGACCGCTTGCTGTTCGTGTCGATTCTCTCGAAGCGGTGATAGATGCTATTCGTGCGAGGGGCAAGAAATGACCCGCGAAGACATCATCCATATGGCTTTGGAAGCGGGGTTGCTTCGTTCCGGCGAGGACTGGACGATGCCGCTGCGCTGGGGCGTGACCGAGGTTGAACGCTTCGCCGCCCTAGTCGCCGTTGCGGAGCGCACGGCGTGTGCGCGGATTGCCAACTCCTACGGTGGCCCTAAGGAACCCATGATGGTGGGCACATACGAGGCAGGGTGGTTCAACGCTGCCGAGGCGATTGCGGCTGACATCCGTGCGAGGGGCAAGGCGTGAAAGCCTGCACGCGCTGTAAGGAGGAAAAGCCGCTAGACGACTTCGCGTGGAATGGCCGCAGCGGCAGGCGTCCTGTGTGCCGGGTTTGCACCTATGCCGCAAAAGCCAAAACGGAAAGCGTAAAGGTTAAGCCGGAGAACAAGCCCTTAAATGCGGTTCAGGCTCGACGGGAATACGACAGGCGACGCCGTGCCATTGATGCATTGCGGGCTGGTAAGTTCACGGGCGACGGCCCTTGCTGGTGTTGCCGTAGTCAGGCAGTCGGGGAAACGCCGTATCGGCTTTGCATAATTTGCAGCGGGTAATGCATGAAAATTCTGTTTTTACCGTTTAGGATATTGGCGGTTCTGGCGCTGATTGTGGTCGGCTTTGTGGTTCTCACAATCTGGTGGCCATTAGCAGTCGGCAAAGCAATTTGGGGGGATTTTCGCGATGAGAGTCGATGAATTGACTGACGCGAGCCGACCGGCATTCGAGGCGCAAATGCGCCGCGGTGGCATAGAGGACATTTGGTTACGGCGTCGTGGCACCGGGTACGCTTTTTTGGAGGTGTCGGCCAAGTGGCAGCTTTGGTGCGCCGCCCTCGCCTACGCCACTGAGCAGCGGCAGGAATTCAAGCGCTAAGGTCGGTTAATGCGACCAACCCATGTTTGCAGGTCGGTCAGCCGCTGGGCGTCGTGTTCACAGGCGGCGAGGTGGTCGGCAAGAGCTGCTCCAAGCGTTGCCTGGTTGCCGGGCTCTTCGCCGGCTCCATCAGCCGGACTGGTGGCATTACCGGGCTGGGGCAGGGGACAGGTTCCGGCGGTGAGAGCGTCGCGCAGCCGGCGAGCCAAGTCGCGGCCACGAGCATCGGCAGCATCCAGCCGAGCCGTAAGGTTTTGCTCAACGTCGAGAGTAATTTCACGCTGTCTCCTTAGTTCTTCTTCAGCCGCAGCCTGAGCCTGCTGGCGGGTCTTTTCGCGCAAAGCGTTATTTGCGTCCCAAGCAGCCGTAATCTCGGCGCTAGCGGTCTCGTAGCCCGCCGTATACCCATGCCGATGGATTCCCCACAAGCCAGCCGAAACGGCCACCAGCGCACCGCCATACAGCCAGAGGCGCCAAGGGACCAGCCCCATCATGCAAGTGTCCTCGGGTCAGTGCCGGCCAGCCAGCTCGCGTACCACGCGGCCTTCCGGTAGTCCTCGGCGCCGCCCTTCAGTTCGGCTCGGCTGAGGTATTTGATGACGTTGCCCTTGCAGAACCCGGCGAACTCCTCCGGCGTCAGCTTGGCTCGCAGAAAGTCGATGGTCTCGACGCCGCCGGCCTTGTAGTGCGTTGGGTTGATGTTGTCTGTCATTGGAAATTGTCCAACAGGTGAGCGATTTACGAGGATATTGCTCTCTATAGAGCGTCTATATTTAACTCTATTTGCTCGCCACGGAACCACGCCTTGCCGTTCACGACCTCGCACAGCTCCGGCGGCAGTAACTCACCGTCGCGGTAGGTCAGGACCGCGAAACCGGAGCACCAGTTCAGCGGCCCGCCTTGGGTGTAGCGGAACTGCTCGCCCTTCGGTTCCGCGAGCGTCCCAGTGTCGATGCCGTAGCGCCTGCCTCGGTAATCGCCATAACCCACCACTTGCAGCTTGTGCAGATGGCCGTGGACGTAACTCACGCCAGCCCGCAGGGTTGAGTTGTACGCAGAGTGGACGCCACCGGCAACATGAGTATGTTTAACGACTGTCCAGCCCGGTAGGTTGGTGTTTAGGTGCAGGGCATAGCAGCCGCGCCACGCTGGCAGGAAGTCGAACAGGGAAGTGCCGTGGACGCCTTCGAGGGCTGGGGCGTTGGCCGCGATGTAGGATTCAAACCGCAGGTCGTGATTCCCGAACGTGCGGATGAGCTGTGCGCCACTGGCTGCCAATTCCACCTCGCGCATTCGCAGGCACATGGCCTCAATTTCCTGCTGCACGGTCGGTCGGCTTTCCCAGCCGATACGCGGGTGACGCGAAATGGTCGCGCCGTCGAGAACGTCGCCGTTGGCAATCACCATTTGCGGGCGAAGGCGCTTAATGACTTCTACCAAAGCGCGATGGGCGACCGTCACAATGTCAGGCCAATAGTGGGCGTCCGAGAACACCACCACCGTGCCATCGGCGACCGCTACTTGCGCCTCGTATTCCGCGTGGGTGAATCGCTGCTCGTTCAGCTTCTCAACGCGCTTGCGAACGTCGTTTTTTCCGCTCGTCCTTACCACATCGTCATCGGTTTTTAGGGAGATTCCCTCTTCCTGTTCAATCAGCGTTCGCCGCCGATAGACGTTGCGAATGTGAAGGTTGAGCGCTTTTGCGACCTTTGCGGGCGAGCGTAACCGCTGCCATGCCATTATAAATTCGGCATTCGTGACTTTTTGTGACATCAGAACACCGAAGTAGAGGTGATTTGGTGAATCAGGCCGCCGAGCTGGTCCACCAGCGCCTCGTTGGCGTAATCAGGGCTGCCGAGGCAGTAGAGCATCGCGTGCGTGGCCTCATGCCAGAAGCACTGCTCCTGCGCGGTCACTGTCGACGCGGTGCAGATGGCAATCACCATTTTTTGAGGGTCGAAGTAGCCCACGCAGTCGGCGTGTTTCCAGCGCGACAAGGGAAGCCGGCGCACGGTAATGGTGTGACCCATCACCTTGAACCGGCGCGGTATTCTCGCCTTGGCAAGCGTTGTCACCTCACACCGACGCGGCCAGACGCCAGCGCCAGCAGTTTCGGCCCGAGCGACGAGCCCATGTAGCCAGCCAGCAGGCAGCCCATTGGCGTCTGCCCGATGGTGAACGGCAGACCGGAGAGCAGCTTGTCCACCTCAGGGAGCGCCAGCCAGAACCCGACGCTGCCAGCAATAGCGGCCAGCCAGCCCGGCGGGTCGAGCTGGACGTAGTGCCAGGCGTTGATTTTCTGGACCGTGCGCCAATGTTCGCCCCAGCGCCCGAGAAAGTGCAGAGCGATTCCCAGACCGCCCATAGCCAGCATCGTAAGCATTACGCCTCCTTGGCCGCGATGGCCTTTGCGTTCGGGTGTTGGAAATGCGGAAACTCGCGCATTCGTTTCCACTCGCCGGCCCATTCCAGCCCGCAAGCCTTACCGATGCGCCCTACGTCCTGCCAGATGGCGTCAGAAGCCGCCCAGACGGGCTTCCCGAGCCGCAGGGGTACAACGTCAAGGGCGAGGCTTGCCGGGCGTCCTGCGAGCGTGTGGTTGTGCTTGGATTGGCCAGCCTTGGCGCGGGTAACAATCCGACCAGGCGTTGTTCGGCCTTGAGCGTAGAGCGCATCCTGCTCGGCACCGCTGCGCCATGTGCAAGTTACCAGCAGGTCAATGCCCGCGGCCTTGCAGTTGTTCAGAAACTCAGCGGCCATCGGCTGCATTGCCGGGTGCAGGTCGTTGAGCGAACGGCTCATCGGAAGATTCGCTTCCAGTGGTAGGCGATAGCGAACAGGCCCGCCACAATGGCCACAATGCCCGCCATAGCCTGAATGATGGGCAGGGCGTCAGTTGCCCACGAAGCAAGCCAGCCAAGAGTGGAGGTTGCCGCTGCGGCGTCTGCCGCCCTTGTGTTTGTCATTGTCATGCCCCGTCTGTTCGCTCGATAGTTACAGGAACATCAGCCGTTGCCGTCAGAGGCGTACCGCCCGTGGAATCCGTGACAGTGCAGCGGTAGGTCGCGTCGAAACTGTCGCCAGAAATCATTCCCGTTTTACTGAACGTCGTGGTCGCGGCTGACGGACTGTTCACCGTCAACGTGGAGCCCGAGAGCAGGGTCCACGCATAGGTGTATGGCGACACGCCACCGGACGGAGTAACCGTAACCGAGGCAGTGGTTTGCGAGGCTGTCGCCCCCGACTTGTACAGGTAGGTCGGCGAGGCCGAAGCCGTCATCGCCAGCCGAATGATTTCCACGTTTACATCGACGGTCTTGGTCGCCGCCACGTTGTCAGTGACCGTGCAGCGGAACACCGCGTTGTAGGTCGTGCCAGACGCCAGCGAAGTTCCGGTAAAGGTCGTGGTAGCAGAGGATGCGGAATTCGCCGCGATAGAGGTCGAGCCCGAGATGCGCGTCCACGCATACGTATACGGAGAGGTGCCGCCAGTCGGGGTCACGGTCGTGCTGGCCGTGGTCAGCGATGTGGCTGTGCCGCTGGTTGAGAGCGAGGAGGGCGACGCGGCAGCGTTCAGGGCTGTGGAGATGGTCGCAGCAGCAGCCGCAAGCCCGGTCGTGGTCGGATTGGTCGAGGAAGTGCCGCCGTCGCTCGCCAGCAGGCGCACCCAGTAGTACCGGGTGGTCGTGTCGGTCTTGGCAATTACCGTGTTGGTGCTGGAGCCTGTCCAAATAAGAGTGGCCGAGGCGAACGGCGTCGAGGCGGTGTACTCGTACAGCTGATAGGCAGCGCCAGTCGGAACCGTGCTGGGCGCGGTCCACGAGAACTGAATCAGGCCGGCGAGGCCGTTGGCCGTTAGAGCTGTCGGTGGCGCCGGCGTGTAGCTTCCGGGTGTTGGTGACGTAATTGTGCCAGGCACCACATAGTCACCAGTCGCCGGGTCGCTCCAGTCTGTCGAAGCCTCCTCGCGTAGCACCAGCTCGACGAAGCCCTGCTGGTCAAATCGCCAAGACTCACAGCGAACCGTTTTAGCGCTCCAGCCAAGTTCGGAAATGGTCACGGTGCCAGTTTCAAACGGGCGAACCTTCCAAGCCGACATTCCACACCGGACAACCGCAGATTGGCCATTTCGTGACTTGCGAAGCATTACGATTGCGTTGCGCTGCGCCTCGTACTGACTGGCGCAAGTAGGTTGCGGCATATCCCGCCACGCCTGCTCGCCATCGTCAGTCGCATAGGTTGAATTTACAATTGGCTCAAACTCAACGAGCTGATAGTTTCGGCTCGTGTCCAAAAAGGAGCCGCGCACCGCATTCCATCGGTCGTTATAGGGATAGGCCGTGGTGACATCAATGCCAGCGTCTACTAGGTCGGCATCCGTGATAGAGAAGGCCGAAGCTGACCAAGCGCCGGCAAACATTCTCCATTTCCCGCCCGAGTAGTAGCAGACGCCCTGCATGGCGGAAACGATGGTTTGAATGTTTGACTGGAACGCCTCGAAGGTGTCTAAAACGCAGTTTATGGTGTAACGCTTTTGCGTTGTGCTGCCGGGAATATTGACATTCTCGTCACAGATGTCTGCGGCATCAGCCACTAGGTCAAAATCAATGCGGCTGGTTGACTCCTCCATGCCG